CGGCCCGAGCCTCTCGACCAGGTCATCGTCCGGCGAGTCCTCACAGACTACCCGTGGCGATACTGGCAGGACGAGCTGCCGGGACGATTGCTCTCCTACAAGGTCCATTGCAAGCGGGCGCTGCCCGAAGGGGCGCGGATCGTGAAGTTCCACGGCCGCCCGAAGCCGCACCAGCTGCGCGACGTCGACTGGATTCGGCGGGGATGGTTCGAGGCATGATGATTGGACCGGACATCGTGTTCGTGAGCACGCCGAAGGCGGGCACCACGACGATGTATCAGTATCTGCGCAAGCATTGGCAGGCCGAGCGCTACGGGGCGTTTCACGAGACCCGCGTGCCTGCGGACGTGCGCGATCGGCCCGTGGTGACGACGTGCCGCGACCCGTACACGCGCGCGGTCTCGATGTGGTGGCACACCTGCCATCGCGGCAAGCGCGGCGGGCTGGCGCAGTATGACAACATGGAGCTGGCGACCTTTCTGCGCCTGCTGCCCGCGTTGCAGCTCAAGTGGTGCATCGAGCAGGTGGAGTGGCATGACCGATTTCGCCCGACGCACGTTCTGCGCCTCGAGCATCTGCAGGAGGACTTCGATGCGTTGCCCTTCGTGCTGTTCGGCGCGCCGCCGATCGTGCCGCGCAACCGCAGCGAGTACCTCGGCGATACGCACGACATCGACTATGAGAGTTGGACCGACGTGCTTCCGCCGCCGCTCGCAAAGCGGCCGAGGCGCGACTACATGACCGACGAAGCCGCCGCGCTGGTGCGCGAGCATTTCGCGGAGGACTTCGAGCGCTATGGGTATGACACCGACCGGGAGATCGAATATGGACAGACGGCAGTTTGTTAAGTGGTTAGTTTCCGGCGCCGCTGCGGCGGCTGCTCCGGTTCCTGCGGGCGCGTGGCTGGCGGACGAGAAAGCCGTTGCCGGCATTCACCCGTTCGATCCACAGGCGACCTATGGGAATTACGGGCTTCTCGATCAGGCGGTATTCGACGCCGTCGCGGAAGGGAACACGAAGCCGATGGAGGCCGCCATTGATGTGATCTTAAAAAATGCGCGTTTGGCGCTTCCGCAGGGGACGCCATTTCAGATCAGCGTGAAGCGACCGCCGAAGGCAGTATTCTCCATGGCTCCTGATGGCGTGGATACCGACTTCGGTTCGATCGCGTGGAAGTACACGCCGCGCATCGCAGCGGGCAAGGCTAACGTCTATGTCGCTTGATACTGCAGCGCTGACAGACGCCGAGCTGCTCGACGCGCTCGGGCGTCTGGCCTCGCAGAACAAGCTGCTGACCTATGATCCGTATCCGTGGCAACGCGAGTTCCACGACGCGGGCGACTATGCCACAGAAAGAATGCTCATTTGCGCCAACGGCGTTGGGAAGAGCTTGGCCGTGGGTGCAGAGACCGCGATGCACGCGACCGGGCAGTATCCGAAATGGTGGAAGGGGCTTCGCTTCCCGCGCGGCGGATTCGAGATATGGGTCGGCAGCATCGACAACAACATGCAGAAAATCGGACAGCAGCGAATCTTACTCGGGCGCGACATCGGCGCGGCGCTCGGGACGGGCATGATTCCGGCCTCGGCGATCGAGGGGATCGAGATCCGACAGGCGGGCGTCAAGGAAGTGGTCGACACCATCCGAGTGACGCACGCGGCGGGCGATACCGTAAACGTCGTGTTCAAGACCTACGAGCAGGGCTGGCGGAAATGGCAGTCCGGCGATCCGAAACTGATCGTGTTCGACGAGGAGCCGGACGAGAACAACAACGATCAAAAAGACGTGTTCGACGAGGCGCGCGTGCGCCTGATTCGTAACTCCGGGCACTTCATGGTCGGCTACACGCCGCTGCTCGGCGAAACCCGAATGACGCGACACTTTATGCACCCGAAGGCCGGAGGGATATGGTGGACGGGCGCGACGTGGGACGATGCGCCGCACATGAGCGAGGAGGACAAGGAGCGGCACCGCGCGACGTATCCCGCGCACCAGCTCGAGGCGCGCACGAAGGGAATCCCGATGATGGGCGAGGGGCGGATCTTCACGACCTCCGAGAACGCCTTCGCCATCGACCCGCTTCCGATCCCCGACTACTGGGCGCGCGTGACGGGGATCGACCTCGGCATGGCGCACCCGGCGGCGGTGGCGGCGCTTGCGTGGGACCGCGATGCGGACGTGGTGTACCTGTACGACTGCTGGCGGGAGACGAATGCGCGCACCGCCGACCATGCCTATGCGATCAAGAGTCGCGGCGACTGGATCCCTGTCGCATGGCCGCACGATGGCGAGCAGCGCGACCCGAAGTCCGGCGAGCGATTCGCCGACATCTACCGGCGCGAGCACGGGTGCAACATGCTCTCGAAATCCGCCAGATACAAGAACAACAAGGGCGGAGGACAGGCGGTATGGCCGGTAATCGAGGACATGCGCCTGCGCCTGCAATCGGGGCGCTTCAAGGTGTTCAGGACTTGCAAGCCGTGGCTCGAGGAGTACCGGAGCTATCACACGAAGGACGGAAAGATCGTGGCGATTCGCGAGGACACGCTCAAGGCCTCATTCTACGCGCTGATGATGCTGCGTTACGCGGTCGCGAAGTCGAGCGCGCACGGTCTCTCGCGCCGCACTATGCAGCCCGCCGCGTTCACCTCGAGGCCGAGCGCATGAGAGCGAAAGAGACGAAGAACATCCGCAAGCGCGAGGAGAAATGGTTCGAGGGATGGGCGCGCAAAAACGGGATGTTCCCCGTGTGCAAGGTCGACGATAAAGACGGCTTCATTTTGATCGCCGACTCGGGGCGCGCGATCGTCGAGGTGCGCGGCGCGAATCATCGCGCGTACTACCGCACCGGGATGGCGTTCTATCACGACGGCGACATGATCGCATCATCGCACGATTACGACGCGCTAGACTTCCCGCTCCAGACCGAGCGGGCGGCGCAGGAGCAGCGCGTAAACGAGGCGCTCGCGCACGCGCGGGCATACTTACGGAAGCTTAAACAAGCGGGATTCTACGATGCCGGGGCCAAAGGACGTTTCAGTAACGAGCCGGCTTAAATCCGGCGACCTCGACGAAGGGACGCTGCGCCGCTTGGGCGAGGCGATCCACGACGAGTTCACTTCGCGCAAGAACCGCCGCAAGGACGCGGAGCGGGACTGGAGCGAAATCGACCGGCAGCTTCGCATGGAGCCGGAGGTGTCGCACAAGCTCCTGCCCAACGGGCGGCGCGACCGTAACCGCGCGTGGATGCCGGAGACGGAATTGCCGCTGCAGGCGCAAACGCTCGAGATGCTGACCGCCGACACGCGACGGCTCAAGTTTCCGGCCTCGGGCGAATGGTTCAGCGCGCGCGCCGCGCTCACCGAGGACTACGCCGAACGGGTCCGCAAGCTCGAATCGCCCATACCCGGCGAGAAAATGCAGGGCTCGCTCATCGCGCAGGACAACGCCGACCGGCTCGCGCAGGCCGCCGTCGCGCACTGGCACTCGCAGTACGACTTCCGCGCGCACGTCGATGTCATCGATGCGGAGGCGTTCAAATACGGTTTCGGCGTCGGCAGATTACGCAAGGTCCGCAAGCGCCTCCTCGGCCACAACGCGCGGGTCGAGGACAAGGAAGGGGAGATCCCCGTGCTGATTCCGCGCTCATCGAAGCGCGTCTATCTCGACGACTCGCAGCACGCGGTGATGCACGAGGGCGAGTACCTCGGACCGAACATCATTCAGGAGCGCACGATGCGCCATGCCGACCTTCTCGCGACCGCCCGCGCAGGCTCCGAAGAGGTCGATGACGAGGAGGGCGGATGGCGACCGAAGGCCATCGCCGCGCTGGAGGAGAAGAAGGACGGCACCGTCAAGCTGCTCGAGCTCGAGGGCGACCTCGTAATCGAGAGCACCGACGAGGCGGAAATCGTCCAGAACATGATCGCAACCATCGCGGTCGGCGGCGGGCGCGGCAACCCGATGGCCGTGGTGCGCGTTCGCACTCGCGGGATGCCGTACAGCTCCTACTACGTCACGCAGTACCATCAGGAGGACGCGCTCTCGGCCTACGGCTCGAGCCCGCTGCTCAAGGGTATGCCCATCGCGCGCGCCGCGGCGCAGGCGCTGAACCGCGTCATCGAGTCCGCGCTGCTCCAGAATCAGCCGCCCATCGGATACAGCCGCGACGATTCGGTCTTCGCGTCCGACGGCGGACCGATCATCTATCCAGGAGTGCAGTGGGCGACGACCGACGATCTGAAAGTACACACCGATGTCGGCGGCGATCCGACCTCGCTGTTCAACGTCTACATGGGACTGTTGGCGCAGTATTACGACGTGACCGGCGTGAACGCGCCGCGACTCGGGGCGCAGACGCGCAGCCATACGACCGCGTTCGCCAAGGACGCCGAAATCACGCGCGGCACGATCCGAACCGTGGACTACGTGCGCGCAAGCCTCGCCGGACCCATGACGCGACTGCTCGCGATGGAGTATCGCATGGGCCTCGAGCTGATGCGCGGGCGCACCGTGATGTACGTCGAGCCATGGCAGGAGTTCGTCGAGATCCAACGCGGACACCTGCCCGATATCGTCGTGTTCCGCGCAATCGGCGCGGGCGCGGTCGCCGAGGATGCGGCACAGTCGCAGCAGCGACTCGCCGCCGTGCAGCTCGCGCTACAGGTCGACCAGCTCGCCGCTCAGATGGGCCGCCAGCCGCTCCTCGACCACGGCGCAATCGTGACGCAGATACTCAGGCAAGGGGGCTGGACGGATGTCGATGCTATCACCGCAACACCGGGCGCTCCTGCGGGAGCTGGCGATGAGGCCGGAATGGGCCTCGCTGCTGGAAGCCCTGGAATCCTCAGCGCCGAAAGTCCGGCTCTGGAAACCCTCGGATGATGCGACCGAGGAGCGCAAGGCCGCAGAATGGCATTATGTGTCAGGGATGCGGCGAGCATGGGCAGATGTGCTAATCTTATTGCGAGGTAACGATGATGGCAGATGACGCCAATAGCAGCACGGGACCGACCACTGACCGCGATTCTCCGAGCGATGGCTCGGCGACCGGCGGCAACGGTGCGGGTGCCGCAAAGAGTCTCGACAGCCTGCTCGCGTCCTGGGACGCGGACGATGACGACGACTCTGGAGACGGTAAGGGGAAGGAAAAGGCAGCGGGATTGAACGCGCTCGTAGAGCGTCTGGAACGGATCGAGAAGGCCCATGCAGATCGGGCCTACAAGTCGGACATCGCCTCGGTTGTCGAACGGGTCAAGGGCGAGCACGATGTCGATCCGTGGATCGTGGAGGCGTATGTGAACAAGCGCGCCGAATCCGATCCGAAGCTCGTGAAGCTCTGGGAGCAGCGCGATACCCGCAAGGCCGATTTCGACAAGGCAATCGATGCGTTGACATCCGAGTTCGGCGAATGGGCGAAGGGCCGTGCGGGCCAGCCGAAGCCGGACGCGGATGGAAAAAGCGCATCGCGACGCCTCGCCTCCGCCGTCAAAGGTGCACGCGACGCAGCCGATTCCGGCGGCGGTCTGGACGGTCTCGACTTGGCGGGAATGAGCGACAACGAATTCGCGCTGAAGAAAGCTGAGATTTTCCGGTTGGCCGCTTCGGGGAAGCTGCGCTAACCGGAGGTCTCTACAATGGCACTCACCATCTCGGCGACGGACAGCGAAATCCCGAAGCCGCTCAATTCCGTCTTCAACCAGACGCTTCTGCGTAACGCGCAGAAGCGCGCGCCCTACTTCATGGGCACCAGTCCGGGCGAGCTTACCCGCTCGCGCGGATCGAACGTGTGCGCGTGGCGGCGTATCGAAAATCTCTCGGCCGCAACCGGCGGGCTCACCGAGCTTACGGGCGAAGCGGCCTACATGCAGGCGCGCAGTGCGGCGGCTCTGAGCGTGTCGGCGGTCACCGCGACGATGACCAAGTACGGCAATTTCGTCGTGCTGAACGAGGAAGTGGACTTGTACAACTTCCCCGGCCAGTTCGACAAGATCCTCCAGGTCATCGGCATCAACGCGGGCGAGTCGCTCAATGTCCTGCAGCGTAACATCGGCGAGGACAACGCGACGCTGATCCGCTCGGGCGGCGCAGCTTCCGATGGGGCTGTGTCGAGCGCCGTGGTCGTGAACAACATCAAGTCGGCGGTCAACACGCTGGACAAAAACAGCGCGATGACCTTCACGCCGATGATGACGGGCTCGACCAACATCGGCACCGTTCCGATGCTCCCGGCCTATTGGGGGCTCTGCCATCCGGATGTCGCCATCGACATCGCGGGACTGACGGGCTTCAGCTCTGTCGAGTCCTACGCCGGTCAGACGGCGGTGGTGATGGGCGAGTTCGGCGCGCTGACGGTGGCCGGCAAGGCCGTGCGGTTCATTTCCTCCGAAGGCGCGGGCGTCGATTCCGGCACCGGGTCCTCGGGCGCGGCCTCGGCGGGGCTCAATGGCACCTCGGATAACGTGGACCTCTACACCACGTTGATCTACGGCGAGGACGCTCTGGGCAGCGTCGGGCTCGGCGAGCGGCACACCGATGGCGTGTACCGCGCGGGCGATGAGCTTTCCGCGGTCGATGTCATCGTCAAGACGCCGAGCGCAACCGGCACCTCTGATCCGTACAATGAGATTAGCACCGTGGCGTGGAAGAGCTTCCACACCGGCGCCGTGCTCAACGGAAACTGGGTGCGGGGAATCCGCTCAGGGGCAACCAGCCTCTAAGGTCGGTCGGTGGGCGCCAGGGACGGCGCCACTTTTAACGGAGACGCTATGGACCCGCTATCGAGGCTCGTGTCCGAGGACAGCAGGCCCGCGCTCGCGCGCCTGCGCCGTTGCAAGCTGTGGGAGCTGGCCGATGCGCGCGGCATTCCCTATCCGACGGACGCGACGAAAGACCAGATGCTCCAAGTCCTGCAGGGCGCGGGACTCGACCCGAATCAGCCCGCTGATGCGCCGGGGGTGAAATGGCGGCAGATCGTCAATGAGGACGAGAACAAGCGGCAGCACATCGAGATGTATCCTGAATCGGAGCCGCACGCGACGGCGAAGAAGGACATCGACTACGCCGACGAGATCGAAAAGCGCGCGGCCAAAGCGCCGCCGACGAGCGAGACCGATCGCGAGCAGGCATTCGAGGCATCGCGCATCGACGCGCTGGAACGCGAGAACGCGGAGCTCAAACTCCTCATCGAGCAACGTCTGGGCGCACTGGAGACCAAGGCCGCGCCCGAGCTTCCGCTGGAGTCCATGCTTGCGTGGCAGCTTCAGAAGCTCGCGAAGGCGCGTGGCGTGGCGACGAACGGGGCGCGAACGAAAGAGGAACTGATCGCCATCCTGCAAGGGGCGGACGATGGCAAAGACCCTGCTTAACGGCGTCAACGAAGTCCTGAAGCGTGTCGGGATGCTCGACACCGACGCGGGCGAGCTGTCAACGCTGACCGATTCGGCGCGCCAGCACTACATCGACGTGGCCGTGCAGTCGTGGAACGAGGGCATCGATGAGTTGTATTCGGTTGCCCGCGAGCCGAAGCCGAGTCAGCTCGCATCTTCGACGGTGACATTCGTTGCCGCGACGCGCGCCTACTCGCTTGCGAGCGATGTCGTGGTGCTGCGTCCCGAGTTTCCGCTGTTCGATTCCACCAACAACCATGAGATCGCAATGCTCGGGCGCGACGGCTACACGCAGCTCGTCAATACAGATCGGGAAGAGGATGATACGGGGCTCCCGAGCGTGTGCGCGGTGCGGCCGACGGACGGAAAGCTGTATTTCGATCGTTCGCCGACGGCGTCCGAGGCGGGGCGCGTGTACACGTACCGGTATGACAAGGAGCTGGAGCTGACGCTTGCGACGGACACGGTGCCATTCGGTAATTCCGTGTTTCGCGCGATGGTGCCCGCGGTCGCGGAGCTGTGGCGCTCGGACATCCACAACGAGTTCAGGGAGAAGCGGTACAACAAGGAGATGGGACGCGCGGCGCGATTGCTCTCGATGGTGCCTGCGCGCGGTCAGTGGACGCCGGTGCGTGTCGGCACGGTGAACGTGGGCGGGACCGATCCCCTTGAAGCCGGATGAGCACGAAGATTCTTGCCGAAGGCCAGACGCTCCTGAGATTCGGCGGCGGGCTGAACACTCGCGCATCGGAGAATCAGATCGAGGCGGAGGAGTGCGCGGCGGGCGAGAACTTCATTCTCGACCCGGGCAACGGGGAGTTTCGGCCGCGACCGCCCTTCGATCTGATTGGCACGGTGCCGAATGCTGCGGAGATACGCGGTTTCGCTACGCTGCTGAAATCGAGCGGCGATGTATCGATGCTCGTGCAGGCGGGCGCGAACGTGTACGAGTGGGACGGGCTGACGACGTTCACCCTGCGCGGTACGGTGCAGTCGACCGCGAAGCTGCGCGGGACGCTGGACTCGCAGTTCACGCTCGACGACAAGGTGATTATTACGGACCTGAATCTTGTGGACGAGGTCCACGAGTGGGACGGCACGACGTTTCAGCAGACCACGTTTCTGCAGTCCGACGGCTCGAGCGCTTTCGGGACGTTCCGCGCGCGATACTGCTTCGTGGAGAACGAGCGCGCGTGGTTCGGCAACGTCCACGACAACGGCACGGACTCGCCGCACCTGCTCATCGGATCGCAGAGATCGAACTTCGAAGTGGTTTCGACCTCGACGCGACCCGATTCGGGCAACGGCGCGGGCGATCCGATCTTTCTGCCGATGCCGCAGCTTCGACCGATCAACGGACTGGGCGGCGCGTATGGCGTGCTCGCCATCAGCCAGGAGCAGGGCGCGTTCGAGAAGCTGACGGGGAGCGATGCGACCGAGTT